GTTACTGCACCTGAACCAAAACTAAATAGTTCAGTATATGGACTTACGCCCCAAAGAAACACCCCAACCCAAAATCCCATACATAAATGGCAATGAAACAAACGGCCGAAGCCCCACATCGATTTGCAAGCTGGGCGGATCTTATTAAAGATGTGGCCGTGGACTATAATGAATGTCATGCCATAAGCGGCAAGTATAAAATGTATTAATTCCATTTAGTATCGGTAGCGTAACGGATAGTAATAATACCCAGGACGCATAGATCCCTTCTCCGCATATTGCGGGACTTCTCCGTATTCCGTAGAATCTTGGTCGTCGGGGTGAGTATACATGTCTTCGAGCTCTTTTTCGTATTCATCTGCAATGCGTTCGGTGCCGGCTTCGTGCTGTATAAATTCAGAAATCACAAAAACAGCCGCCTGAAGAGCGTTGATTTGTTCGTTGGAAAAAAGGGCTGCCTCTAAGGAACGAAAGATATTTCCTCCCTGAATGCTGCTGCGATCTACAACGCCTTTATCCGAGAGCATCTCCAAAAGGCGATTCTGATAATCATAAACATCTTCTGTGGCTGTCGTTTTGGGGAAGGTTACAACTTTCATTTGTTCGGGCATTACCGCAATATCAATCTTTTTATGATCCATGATAAGCAGAGATCCATCAAGCGCTTTACGAGCGTTGAGTTCTACGGTTGCTTGCGGACCTCCAATCTTAATCTTAAGCATTTAGGGTAAGCTCCTGCACCAATTCTTGTGTCTGTAAAACCTTGTTAAGACGAGCCTCAGTAAGCTCGTGCTTACGAAATCCGTCTAGGTACTCCACAACTTTATTTACTTTTTGCGAGATGAGGGGTTCCAACTCGGCTTCGGCCGCTTCACTAAGTAAGCCCTTAAGCCTGTATATTTCTTCATTGAGGTAGAGCCGTAGCTCAAACCCATCATCTGCAAAACTTGTAACATAGAGATTGAGCAACTCTTTTTGCTCCCGTAATAGATCGCCGTATTTGTCGTTAAACTTTTTAATGAACGATCGATATGTTAAATTATCAATTGATTTTAAATTACGATGTGTTGCCGAGGACTTCTGCGACATATGGTCAACAAGAGCTTGTTCAAATAAAACTTTTTGTTTTACCGAAGATCTTTTATTAAAAATAGAACTTATAGAAGCCAACGTTTTAAAGTTAGGAACAAAATTAGACCAAACATGCTGACCTAAACTCTTATTAATGGCGGCGATAACTTGTGACTGAGCAGCAAACAAAATTTTGTCATTCACGTTGCTTCGCGCAGCTTTAGTTTCTTGCAAAAGCCTCTCCGCAACTGCAGGTTGAATATTTCGTGTTTCTAATATAGTGTTATACAGTTGCATCTCTGTATATAGAGTAGTTCCTTTTGCAAAATGTTTCTTAAGAATTCCCACAGCGGCCGCACTTCTCCTGTGTTTGTTACTCACCGTCGATTTTGTGACCTCTTTTACGAGCGCCTCATAAATAAAAGCCGTATTGCGTTTCTTATTATGTTTCATCCTTTTCTGCCTCTTTCTTATCTAATTGGCTTATAAGTCTACGTACATCCGCCGTGTTCTCAAGTAGCAATGCCTCATCTTTATTATAAATAGATCCATCATTCTCTTCTAGACTAACTAACGCTCTAAGATCAGGAAGACCCACTCGACCAACAGAGTGTCCTACCCGCGATCTATCGCGGCTGCGATATGTAACAGCTTCGGGAGCAGCGGTGCTGCGAAGGTTTCTGCGTCGGGGGCCTGGATTGTTCGTCCGGCGGCCGTCGGCACGGCCATCTTTCCTGTTATACTTGCGGCTTTTTTTGTAGTGGCTTGTATGCTTCGGATCATCCTCTCGGCGCGCGGGGGCGGTCAAAAGAGCCGATTCATCGCCGCCGCCCAGGTCTTCTCCGCCGCCCAGGTCTTCTCCGCCGCCGAGGTCTTCACCCCCGCCAAGGTCGCCCCCAAGGTCGCCCCCAAGGTCCCCACCAAGGCCACCGCCGCCGCCCATTTCTTCGGCTGCAGCCCCTTCGGCCACACCCTCAAGGGCTTGCTGATATTTCTTATCATAAAAACTTTCACGCTGATTGCGCAAGAACTCTTCGTCAGAGAGACCCAAAATATTTTTGGCAAGCCAGCGCTTACTATAAACTCCCTCAGGAACAGCATTAGCAATATCAAACTTTGTTCTCATATACTCAAGTTGCTGGAGTTCCGCCAAACGTGAAGGATTATTCAGAGCTAATTTAAAACTTACCAGGTCTTCGCCACGGAAACCTATAGTATATAAATGTACCACCGCAATCTTTTCAAGCTCTGAAATTAAAGCGCGCTGTAGCCTTTGGATTGTTCGCGCGAAACGAATATCCTTTTGGGCTAATGTGCTTTTATCTTCGTTATCTCCCTCAAGATTCGTAAGGTAAGACTGAGGGACCTTCAGGGCTGAGAAGAGCTTATCCCGCAAGTACTTTACATCTTCGATATCGTCAAGAGACTTGGCGCCGGGGAGAGATGTGATCTCCGACCCCACGCCCCCTCTCATGGGAATGAAGTAATCTTCTTCCAGCGACAAAGGATTATAGCGCAGATCCACTCTTCCGGTGTTGGCGTTAATCATTTGGTTTCGCTTCATTTCGGTTTTAACCTTTTCCATATATTGAGGAACATCTTGAGGTGGGATGTTGCCCACATCAATTTTGAAAACCCGACGTTCGGGAGCTCGAACGACTCGGTAGGCAATCATGGCATCCTCTAAAAGCACAAGCTGTCTCCAAATCCGACGACCCGGATCTAAAACAGAGGTGCCGTAGGGGCTATATTTATCATTACCTAGAATCCGGAAGTGTGCGACCTGCCAATCCTCAAAAGTCATACCGGCGCCGTTCCACTGGAACTGCACATAGTTTGGATTTGTGGGGTCTTGTCCCTCTAGCCGTTCAATCTCTTGCGCCGGCAAACCAATAACCGATTTTACCCCCATCTGTTCATCAACATCTAGGTATAGATAGAAATCTCCATACTTGCACATAGACCGAGCCCAGCCAAAGCAATTAAACTCAAGGTTTAATGCATCATAAAAAAGAGCTTCCAAGATTGTTTTAATTTCTAGGTTGAGGCAGTCGATTGTTAGGAGCTTATCGTATTCGTTCGAGGTGGTCATCTCATCAGCGTAGATATCAACGGCCGAAGCGATCTCGGGCATAAACTCCATCTGATCAAAATCTTGATACCTCTCTCCGCGATTCTGACTCCGCATTGCATGCGAAGATAAAATATTATAATTCTGAGAGAGGTTGTCGCTAGCGCGCTTAAACTCTTGGCCGCTCAAAGAACGGAATTTATAACGATATTTATCTAAAGAATTGCGGCGCTCTTGCCGTGCGATTTGTGCACGGTAATTTACAATAGGGCCCGAAAATAATCTTGTGAGTCTCTTAAATAATGGAGAGTCAGGATTTCGAGTATTGTTTCCTTTTTTTGCTGCCATGAGTTATCCTTTTATTAAAGCTATGTATTGTTCATTATACATTGCCGCGGCGGTGCCTTGCTGTGTTTCTTTAGTTATCTTATGTTCGCGCTGACCTGGAATTGTAGTGGAGAGCGTAGTGTGGGATGTCGAGATGGAAGACAGAAACTGTTTGCTGTACTCTACACCCTTTTGGCTCTCTACGATCACCGTGTCGCGGACCCAGCATCCAATTGCAAACGAGATAACCAGATCATCATTATAGCTCCTCATTGCTTCCGGCCGGCCGTTGTGCCAAATAAATGTTTTCATCTCAGCCAGAAGTCGGTTTGAATTAATTTTAATTAGTTTATTTCTCATAAACTCTTCCATCTTGGCCACGATAAGGGGCCGCGTTTTAGAGGAGGTGGTAAACCCGGGGATTGCATTTGTTTGCCATTGAGCTGTAATAGGGTCCACGTATTGATGATCGCCTTTAGTAGAATGATATAAGTTAGGATACCCTTTATCTATCAAGTTTTTAAGTACTGCGTAGCCTATGTTGTTGTTTTCTATAACCAACATAGGATTCCCGTACTCCGCAGCCACATTATATAGGATATCCGCGAACTCGTCGGGGTTCGGTTTCCCCACATACTCGGCAACAACCTCCAATGATTCAAGTTCAAATATGTGGAAAGCGCTATTATCCTTGCCGTCGCCTCGCGCAACGTCTGCCACGATGAGGTGAGGCTTCTCGGGGTCATATCGCTTCCAGATCCAGTAGTTCCTATCGAATCCGGTGCGGTATTCGGGAGACGCGACTCTCTCTAGATACCACTGTAAGTCGTCAGGATGGATAACCGTCTCGCCAGAAACGTTGAAGTTGCACTGAAGCTCTTGAGCAATCTGGCGCTTAGACATGTTCATGGTTTCTTTTTCAAACCAAGCTTTGTCGCGATCTGGATGCCTATCCCACATCAGCGTGGTCATATAAAAATCATTGGTGCCGGTCTCGGCCTCGATGCACGTTTGGTGAAACCAGTTACCAACACCATTAGGTGTCG